ATTTCTTTCGTGGTTTTTGGGGGGACTTCGGTCCCCCTTTTTTTATGCTGTTCTGGTACCGAATGGATCGTTACCGTCACTGGTTGACAATCGAGAACTTACGAGATTTGTGCTATTGCTGCTATTAGACGTGCTTGTCTGTACGGGTGCGAACACTGCGTTACCGCCACCTGTTTTCAAATCAAGTGCCTGATTTCCCGCATCTTTTATTACTGCTCCAGTTGCCGGAGGTAACTTTTGTGCAGTAGGATTTGCACCAGCACCTTGAAGGTTGGGAAGTGGTCCATTACCACCACCTTCACCCATTGCAGAGTTTTGTGCTTTACCCATCTCTACAATCTCACTACTGTCTCCCATTAAGAACTTCGCAATCTCATTTGCAAGATAGTCTCCACTGAAAGCACCAAGGATACCACCGCCGATACCAAGTAGTCCTGCTCCGAATGGTCCCCCGATCATCGTACCCAACAATGCTCCTGCGGCAGTTCCTAGTACACCGCCACTGATAGATGCAAGTGCCGCTCCAATCTGTACAGTCTTTTCTTTTGCAGTGAGGTCATTGTTTGCTAAGATCAAACCAATAGACCCTGCGGAGATCATTGGTCCGATAATAGGAAGTTTTAATGCCTTTCCGAATCTTTTATATTTCTTCAATGCGTTTGCAAGACCTTTACCCTGCGCAGACGTTGGTGCTTTAACACCCTTTAGTGCATCGTCCATTTTATCGGCAGACATGAACTTACCATTCTGTTTCATTCCGCCCTTGTCTACAGTGATACCTTTCTTTGCAAGCTCGGCCAGTTTCTTTTTACTCAGGTTAGATGCGGTCTTATTGTTTGCCGCAATTCTTTCTTGCGGAGTCATTTTAACTGGAGGTGGAGTCGGAGGTTTAGGTCCATTCTTTATTCTATTTGTTAAATTTCTACCAGTGGCAATACCCGCTAAAGCAGTAATACCAGTAATATTTTCTTGCATCCCTTTCACGTCCATGTTGATAATGGAATTAATTCCCTCAAGGACTTCGTTACTACTATCAGAAAGAAACTTGTAAGTGTCGGACAATGAAGGTAGAGCTATACCTAGATTCTGTAAACTATCTTTGATTTGCTTGCCTCTCTCACCAAGAGACTCACCGATACTAGAAAGAGTCTCCATGTTCTCTGGGGTTGCGAATGCACCCGCCACTGCACCTAGTAATGCAAACTTCTTACCGAACAATGCACCGACACCAGCGAACTTGGTGATGTTTGCGGCCGCGGCACCTAATTCAGAGTCTCCGGTCATATCTGCAATGGTCTGTCCTATAGAACCAGATAACATCTGAGACAATCCGAAGATTCCCCCCTTCATAAGTAGTCCGCCAGATCCCCCCGACATGAGTCCACCTAGACCCATGCTAGCAGCTATACCCTTAATACCGCCTTCGAACATGCCACCGGACTTCTTACCGCCCGCCTTAACCGTAGACTTCTCGCTCTGTGCCGCTGCCTCTGCGTCTCTTTTATCTTCTAGGTCTTTAAGTCTTTGTCGATCTTGAACTTCAAACCACTTCGTGAACGACGTGTTGATACTTCCGATACCTGTACTAATATCGACTAGTTGTTCATTCTGAGACTTCAGAGTTTCCGATAATGCTGTGAGTGCCATTTCTTACCCTTTTTGTTTTGCTCTTTCGTTTTTCTCGTTAATATCATCAATCAACATACTCAAGTAAATCTCCCTCTCCCAAGGCAACATACTTTCTACTTCTTCTAATGAATAATTGTAATTGTTCAATAGTTGGAAGTTAACTTGATAGTAGTTTGCCAAGTTATCATGGGAAAGGTTTACTAAAAAAAATCATCCATTCCTTTTAGTTCGACACCGTTATGATGACCACACTGTGGGCACGTAAATTGTGCATCTTGTTTGATAGTAGGAATACTGTTAACAAACGCAGTCAACTTTTCAAACTGTTCTGAATTCATCGACTCTACAAAGTCAACGAGGTCTTTTCTAGGTTCATCCTTCACGGTGAACTTTTCTTCTTTGGTTAATATGGAATCGATGCATGTCATCAGCATCTCTAGGAGTGACTCAGTGAAGGTGTTATCTTCAAAGATCTTCTCGTTGTCCATAAAGTCTTGATAGGTAGGGTATCGCATCTTGACACTAATATCGTCTGTCAACTTAATTGTGCGATCATCCTTTACTTCACCTTCAAGGCCAATCTTCTCAAGTTCTACTTCTACTTCTGATCCGTGGTTACACTCTTGACACGCTAGTAAGAGTGTCGCAGTTTCACCGACGGACTTGGCACGTATCTTGGTGAACATATAGTCTACGTCGAATATAGTCAACTCAGACTTGATAGGTTCCTCAACACATGACTCGATGGTTCTAACAATAGAGCGCATCATGTCTCTACGTTCCTGAGTCTCCATAGCGATAAGAAGATTTTTTTGTTCCTTTACTAGAAACGGTCGAAACGTAACTAGCTGCTTTGTAGATGGTACAGTTAGTTCGTAACTAGGTGTTACGTTAAATTTTGGTAATGCCATTATCTAATCCTATAATCTAAAATATTGAACCTAAGCTTATACTTAGTTCTCCCAAACCTCGTTCATCCTTTATCACCTTCCAGTTGGTGTATGAGAAGGTTACGCTCACTTCCACCAACCCGTTTGCTTCGTTACTGAGTTCGATACTGGTTATGGTAGTTGGGAATGCATCCATAAGTTCGATGCTGTATATCGACGATCCCAACAAATCAAAGTCGATACTAAGTGGACCTAGATCGAACCCCACTCTCATGATAGGTTTTCTTAATTGATGTATCTTGATAGGAGCAACGTAGTTGTCTTTGTACCCAACGGTACCCTGCGCAAGAGGTTTAGTCTTTTCACCATTAGCCTCTTTCTCTTCACGTTCTGCTTTCTTAACATCCTCGGCGGTGGTAGGTTTACCTTCTTCTTTAGGAGTTTTCGGTACGACCGGATACTCTCCGATCATAGCACTACGCCATGAGTCAAAGTACTTCTTTACCCCATAGTTATTGAGTGCGTAGAATACCATAGTAACATCTTCTACTGCGAACCCGTTAACAACCTTTTCATTGTAGATACCAACCTGTCTATCGAGAGTCAATATTTGTTTGCCTGGCATACTGACACTTTTACATAGGATGTTAGCAGTCTTTGGGTCCATACCCACTAGTTTAGTAATCTTGTCCTTACCTACCTGTGAAGGCATTTCCACTGAATACTGGTTAGCGAACGCCATACCATTCTTGGATACCAGACTACCTTTTAATTGTTCTATTCCCGCCATCGATTAGTCGCCTATCATTTTCTTGGAGTCGTAGTATACCTTCTTAGAGTTCGCCTTACGGAAGTCTGCGGTCGGTAGGAAGGTTGCAATCTCCCACTCTGGTGCAGGCACCATTGCGAACTTACTCTTTACATGTTCATTTAGGTAGTGCTTGAAACATGGTTCGAAGTACTTCAACTTACTAGTCTTGACCAACAACTCATACGACATCTTGAATCGAGTAGAGTCATTGAACTTGGTGTTCGTCGTGATATCCATCAGCGCATCCAACATTTTAGCACGTAGGATAGGAGGTAGGTAGTGTAGGTTCAATCCATAGAACCCGCCTTCTGCCGGACCCACTACAATAACCAACGGAAAGGTATCATAGTATGGTAAAGTCTCCTTATGCTTTGGGTCATAGAAGAACATGTACATACCACCGACGATCTCTTGACTCGTTTGCTTCAACGGGTCTTCCTTCATCAACGCCTCACGCTTGATACTGCGCATGTTTTTTATCTTGGAACGGAACCAATCACGCGATTCTTTGGTACGAGGTGTGATACCCGCACGGAATGCCTGTAGTTCTAGCCTCTGAAATATGTTGGACATCTGAGTTTCCGTTAAAATTCTTACTTCTATTTATACGTTATTTTCTCTTCTTTCTGAAAGGAGGTAACTTCTTTAACGGTTTCTTGGTACGCATACGTTGTGTGGACTTGGGCATGATGCCCATAGCGGTGAGTTCTTTCTCAGTCCATATCTCGAAGTGGTACCCTCTATCCTTCGCATACTCGTTCGCGGCCTTCCACTTGGACTGGTTCTTAATGTACGTCATACCCTCGTTCAATAGAGTGTGACGGGACTTCCCTTGCTTACGTTCAGGACGCATGGTCTGCTTGTGAGGTTTGACTTCTACCAGTACAACCTTGCCTGACTTGTACTTGATGACAAAGTCCATGAAGTATCGGTGAGTCTTGTTATCGGTCTCGCAGATGTACGGGATGACCAACTCTTCGGACATCCATTGCACCACGTCCAAACTTTCATCACACCATTTCATAACATGTCGCTCCCACCCCGAACGGTAGACGACGTTGTCCACGTCCCCAGCATACTTGGCGGGGTTCTTGGGTTTATATCTACCCTTATAGGTCTTCACGTTTTAATAACACCATGTGGTTGATTCTATCGCTAGAAGGGTAGGCGAACTCATGTACTTTCTTATAGGGGAAGTCTGGTTTGGATAGGTAGTGATGTATCAATCGCTTAGGGTTCGGTGACTCTACTCTTTCATCCATCGATAGACTACTGACGTAATCATCAAATAGAATGTACTCGACTTCCGATTCATTACATAGGTTCAGATCCTTTGACATACCCTCTATGCTATGGTCACCATCAACGAATATTGTATCGTACATGTTGAGTGTCTGTGGTTCCAGATCGTGAGAACTCATGTGAGTGAACTCGAATCTGTCGGGGTACATCTCTTTTAGTTTACTGGCGTTCGCCAAGGTGTACTCATGTTGTCCTATGTCTACCGAATGATACTTAATGTTGGCATCTACATTTAGAAATGCGAATGCGCTGTGTCCGTAATTGAATCCTATCTCCAACACGTTTCTAGAA